CAAAAAACCGGCCCTGTCGCTGGCGATGTTTCGCGCCACGCCCGCCAGCATACGTTTTGGCCCGGAAAGGAACCGGAAAACAAAGGCTTGGCGGCTTGGACCCCGGCTGGACCCTGCGTTGGACCCCAGGAAGCCAGCGGCGGCGGTCCGTCCCGCGCGCGCCTCTCTCGAGTATATCCCGTTTGTAGCCCTCGGCCGGGGGTCGGTGAACCCTCTGCGATGTCTCTCCGAAAATTCGATCACAAGACGATTTTTCTTGACAGGCTGTCGACGTTGTCGATCACGAACCGCCGCGAGCGCTTCGACGCTGGCAAGCGCACGTCGAGACGCCCCTTAACTAGCGGTTCTCGTTCTTGCTATTTTGGTCCTTCCGACTTTCAGCCACCGCATCAGTCACCGAGGTGCTACGCGCACAATACTTGGTCAGTCCTAATTGACAGAGCGTGTTCGCAAGTGACCAGACGGGAACAACAAACCCGCCAGTAGCTTGCAGACTGTCCGCCACTGTAGCTACGGAAACGCCGCCCGCGGTTATCTCATCACGAACCGCTGAGCCAGAGCAAATAGCGGAGCGAATTTTGCTGTCGTTCACCTTTAGGTAAGCAAGGGCTGCGACGATCCTGCGCTTTCGCTCTTGTGGTCCATGTACCTCAAATGCTTCGGCAACGGGAGCCGGCGCAGTCCAGCCAACTTCTTCAAGTTGGCGCCCTAACTGCTCGAGGGCTTTGATTTCTTCCGAGATTGCTGACATGGTGCCAAAATCTCCATGGTCCAAGGTCCATCAACATGATCGAACTTACATGTACCGATGAAAAAGGGAACCCAGTTTTCGGCTACGTTGAACTCGTCGAACCCGACGGAACGATCGACTTTGGCCAAACCGATGACCACGGCGTGGTGCGAGGGTACGGCAGATATAGGACAGCTACTATTAAGCCCATGGATGGTCATTGGAATGTGCTGGTCGGGCCTTTGGACGACGTTGAACGCGCTGAAGTGGTCTGCCCAACGCTTGAGCGCAATCATGCTCTAAACTGGTGGCGACGTCTTCTCTGTCCTGACTGCGATGGTACTGGCAGGGGAGCAGGTGTCCGTGTGGGTGTTATCGACATCCCGTTCCAGCCGGGTGAGGGCATGATGCACATCGATTGTTATGACGTAGACGGGGACAGGCTGAACACGAGTGAGCTAGCGTATCATTCACACGGTTACCGAGTGTGCAAGACGATTTCGGAGCGCGGTACAGCCTCACACAGAAAAGGTCTCGCACGCGAAGCTGAACTGATTTTTGTGGACATTTCGGATGACGCAACCAAAAGTACCTGGGATTTTGACAAAATTGGACCTGCGATAGAGTTGCTAGTCGATGAGTTCAGCGTTGATGTGATCAATATTTCTGGTGGCTCATATGCGGCCAATAATGAAGAATGGAAAGAGATATCAGAATTCTTAGGCGAGTACATCGGCGACGCATTTAACAAAGGCGTCGTGATATTTGCTGCGGTTGGAAATAGCGCTGTGAACGGTGTTGCTCTTCCAGCTGGAATGGAAACAGTAATGGGTGTCGGCGCTGTGGGTCTTTGTGGTGTAGCGCCCTCGGCAACGCTAATGGGAGCGTACGAACGGATGGCAAGTGATGCGGAAGGAGCGACGGGAGCACTACCTACCGGAGCAAAGATCTTTCATTACTTGGATTCTGGTCAAGGCTCAGGTCTGAATCTTGTGGGGCCTGGCATAGGCGTCTTTATGGAGATGGATGGCGGCGTGCTTGCCGAGTATGAAGGAACTTCTTACGCATGTCCGGCTGTAGCCGCTACCGTCGCTGGAGCGCTGGCCGAGGCTACTGGGAACCAGCAAGAGCGTATCAATGAGCGCCACAAGCTCGCATCGGAACTGATCCGGTCCATCTGTGTTGACCTTGGGATGGACCGAGCGCGGCAGGGTTGGGGTTTGCCAATTCTTAAACAAGCGTCTATAAAAGGGGAGTAGGACGGTGAATCTGGAACGCCAGCGCATGAAGGTAACAGTAGGGCTTAGAAAGAACGCATCATTGGATTCGGGGCAAATGCCTGACATCGCTGAGATTCTTGGCGGGGAGGAGCATATAACTGTCCTGAAAACCTTTGGGCGTGGGCGCTTCGCAAGCATTGAGACAAGTCCGGAGGGGTTGAGTGAGCTTCGTGAAAGTCTCGGTAGTATATGTGTTTTCACACGAACGCCGAAGGCTCATGCATTCTAAGCTTCGCGCTAGGTGGACCTTGGAAAGCTGGTGGTGGGCAGGTCCGCCCGCGCCTCGTGCGAGCATAACCCTTTCGTAGGCCGATCGAATTTCGCGGTGAACTCTCTGCGATGTCTCTCCGAAAATTCGCTTACAGGATGATTTTTCTTGACAGCCGGTCGGCGTTCTCGACCACGAAACGCCGCGACCGCTTGGCCGACGGCACCCGCCCGTTGAGCCGCCAGGTGATCAGCGCGATACCGTACTGCCAGTGCCGGTTGGCGGCCGGGCGGCTGAGCCCGACCTCCCAACCGATCTTCTTCCACGGCTGGCGGTTGGCGCGCAGCCAGACGATCCGGGCGTCATCGCGCTCGAGCCAGCGCAGCCAGAGCATCGCTTCGTCGGCCTCGGTGATCTGGCGCGGGCCGGGACGCGGGCGCTTCATCTCGGGCTCCTGGCCCACCTGATCCGCAAAACCGTGGAAGTACTCGGGCCATGCGTTGAAGTACCCGGTGGGCTTCACGGCCGGCAGCTGCGCGAACACGTCCGCCGCGCTTTCCAGCCGGTCCTGCACGCGCGCCATTGTCCACTCAGTCATGGCGCGCCTCCCGGTCTTGCTGCCCGTAGAGACGCTCGCCGAGCTGGCGGACGAGCTCGCGCTCGGGCCAGGTCAGCCGGTCGTCGTCGACCGAGACGGCGAGTACGCCTTGTTCGCGCCACCCGTCGCGCTTGACCTGCTGGGGATCGCGCCGGCGCCCGCCGTAGCCCTTGGGCGTGAACCGCATGCCGGTCATTGCACACCTCCCGCCGTGTCGATGGCCCAGAACAGGATGGCGATGGCATCGGCCTCGTTGTCGTCGGCCGGGTCGAACCCGCGGGCTCGGGCGGCCGCGATCATCGCCGCCTTCGGGGCGTTACCCTTGCCGGTGGCGTGGCGCTTGATCGTGCCGACCGGCACGCCCTGGTAGGGCACGCCGGTCGTCTCGGCCCATGCCGTCAGCGTGGCGAGCAGGCCGCCGAAGACGTGGGCCGCGTCGGTCCCGACATGCCGGCGCACCTCCTCGAAATGAATGGCGCCGATGGGCCCGGCATCTGCGGCCAGCCGCTCCAGCCAGCCGCGGAAACGGACGTAGCGCATGCCGCCACCGTCGTAGCGGCTGGGCCTGAGCGAGACCGTGCCGCTGGTGATCAGCCCGTCCGCGGCGCGCAGCGCCCAGCCGGTGGTCGTGCCGAGGTCGAGGGCGAGAAGGACCGGCGTGCCGCGGGCAGGCGCGATCGGGGGTGACGGAGTGAGGGATGCTTGGGCCATTGAGGGCTCCTTTCCTGTATGCTGCTCGAATGGGTGGATGATGAGATTGCACGCGGCGAAATTGCCCGGGGGTGGGTGGTGGACCTCCCCACCTGACGGGGGGAGGCCACCCACCCCTTTAGGGGTGCCTTTTCCGAAATCTGGAATCTGGCGCAGGCCATTGAAATCGCTTCTGAAATCCAGATTTCGGGTCAGATTGCGGATACCCCCGTCCGAAATCTGGAAAGAGACACTCAAGCCCTTGCAATTAAATGGGAAAACCCAGATTCCAGATTTCGGCAGGACCTCAGATTTCGCGTAATCTGGCCAGATTTCGGAGAGCGGAGCCCAGATTTCGGGCCGGCGCTGAGACGGAAAACTCATGCCTCACCCCCTTCCGGATAGACCCAGATGTTCGGGTTCTCGACCGGCAGAACGGCACCGGTCTGGGGGCATTTGTAGTGGCTCGGACGCACCGGAACGCAGCCTGGAAACACCTCGCCGGTCTCGGGATCGACCACGTCTTCGCCGACCGCCAGTTCCATGAACTCGACGCACAGATACCCGTACTTGGTGCGATCGGTCGGCAGCCCGAGCTCGGCTGCAGCCTCGCCTTTCACGAACTTGATGACCCCCTTGGTGGTGAGGACGCTCAGCCGTTCGCGGATGCTGGTCTGCCCGCTGAGACCGCTCTTGTTCTCGAAGGATTCCGCGAAGAGCGTCATGGTATACATCCGGCCCGCCCGGGCTTCGCGGTCGAGAATGTCGGCGATCACCTCGCCCTTCCGGTCACGCTCGGCATCGTGCTTCGCGCCCATCTCGGCGCGCACCAGCCGCTCGTTCATCGGGTTGATCTCGACCCATTCGCCGCCGCGCTTGTCGATGAGCTTGGGCGCGAGTGCGGGCCCGTTGCGCAGCTCGATCTCCAGCTTGCGCTCCGACGCATCCTCGTCGGGCCGGTGCAGGATCAGACCGGTGGTGTAGAAGCCGCGCAGCGCGCTGGCGCCGGAGAGCGCGAGGAACGGGTCCTCCTTCACCTGGTGCTTCGACAGCTTGCGCGTGTGGTGCACCAGGATCACGCCGCAGTCGGGATCGATATGATCGCGCAGCACCTCCACCCGGTCCTTGAGGAAGAACATCATGGCGGTGTTGTCGTTCTCGCCGCCGCCGTCGGGGCCGCCGTCGAAGAGGTTGCGGATCGGGTCGACGCAGATGATGTCAGGCGGCGCGTCCGGGAACGCCGCCTCGATCGCGCGCGCGGCGCGCACGCTGCCCTCGTCGTCGAGCAGGAGCTTCAGTTTCGGGGTGGCCATGAACGTGTCGCGCGCCGCGGCCAGCACGTCGGGCGGCAAAGCGATCTGGCGCAGGCGCTCGCGCAGGTAGTGGTACTGGATCTCGGCCTGCAGGTAGAAGATCCGCAGCGGCCGCGGCGGGGTGAAGCCGAGGAAGGGCTGGCCCGCGGCCATGTGCACGAGCCAGGAGATCAGCAGGTCGCTCTTGCCCACCTTGGGGGCGCCGCCCAGCACCAGCAGGCCGCCCAGCGTCAGCACGCGGGGCGCGATGATGTCCTCGGGCATGGGGCTGTCATCATCGAGCAGCGCGCCGAGGCTGAAGGCGGGCAACTCGTCTGGTGACGGCGCGCCGCTGTCGAGCCGCACCAGCGGTGGGCCATTCTCCTCGACATGCAGCGCCCACAGCCGTTCGGACTCGCGCTTGAGCCGCTCCACGGGCCACTCAGGCCGCAGCATCGCCGCGTTGTAGCCGCAGATGCCTTCCCAGCCGGCCTCCTTCGACAGCCGCCCCTCATGGACCATGCGGATGAAATGCCCGATGGCGGCCGAGGCCCCCTCGAAGCGCGACCAGTCGTCGGCGGCGCCCTCGCGCACCGGGGTGACCAGCACCTCGTCGACGGCGGGTCTGTCGGCATGGGTGAATTCGGGCTGCAGGGACACGCCCGGCGCGGGCGGCATGTCGGTCACGGCCTCGACGAACTCGTCCAGGTCGCGTTCGAAATCGGCGTTCAGTTCGACGATCCGGACCAGCGTCTTGAGGGAGTTCTTGTAGTAGACCGAGCCTGCGACGCGAATGGGCTGGTGCGCCGATCGGAAATGCGTGTCGCCGCCGACCTTGGCGGCGATGTCGCCGCGCAGGCGGGTCACGCGCGCAATGTCGCTGCCCTCGGCTGGCTCTGTCAGCTTCCACCAGGCATGGGCCTTGCGCTGACCCTCGGGCGTCACGCCGCCGCTTTCCACCACCATGGTGGGCGGGCCGAGGTGACGCGCGAGATGAGCCCGCGCCGCGGCGATGTCGCCGGTGTCGAGATCGACGACCACGGTCTGCATCTGCTCGATGTCGGCGGCCCTGGCTTGTCCGGGCTCCGAGACCGTACCGGGGATGACATAGACCGCTGCGCCCTCGCGCGCGGCCCAGCCTGCGAAGGTAACCATCTTGTCGGGCGCGGCCGCATCCGCCTCGATCCAGATGTTGTGGGGCCGGCCGTCGAAGCCCTGACCCTTGTCGATGAAACTGCGGACGGGGATCAGTCCATCGGAGTAGCCGAAGACCACCTCCATGAACTGCGCGATCTGCGCGGGGTCCGGCTCGTCCCCGAAGACGTCGATCTGCGGGGCTGCGTCGTTGAAGTCGCGCCAGGGGTTGAAGTGGACGAGGTTCTCGGGCCCTGGCGCGGGCGGCTCCGGCGGCGCTGGGTTGTCATCGTGATCTGTGGTCATGGCGGGCTCCTCCTGCGTGGCGGACGTGTCCGGCGGGTCCTCGGGCGCATCGGTCATGCCGACAGCCCCCAGCACCGCTCCGCCCACGGGCAGAACCGGCATTCGAAGAAATCGCGATTGGCCGCGATGCGGGGCAGAAGCTCGCCCGCGTCGGTCGCCCGCAGGATCCGCACGCCGCGGTCCGACATGCGCTGCGCAAGATCGGCATCGAAGGGCACGAGCTCGTGGTGCAGCTCGGCGGTGTCCTTGTTGATCGCAGTAAAGAGCGCGGGCGCGGCCGAGATGCCCGGCACCGTCGCTTCCATGTAGGCCTGGTAGAGCGCGATCTGGGCGGCATAGACCGGCTTCGCGACGGTCACGCCCTTCGCCACCGTCTCGCGCCAGTTCTTCGCGTTCATGGTCTTGCACTCCCAGAGCGCCGGGATGCGCAGCCCCAGCACCGCGGGCGCCTCGGCGACGATCCCGTCGACGTGGCCGCGGATGCGCCCGCCTGCGACGGAGAAGCCGAACTGGCCGCCGTCACGTTTCTGGGTGACCAGATCGATCCCCGCCGCCCGCAGCCAGCGGATGGCGAGATCCTCGAGCTCATGCCCGATCGCGAAGATCCGGAGCGATCGGCCGGAGAAGTCCTGGCCCTCGTCCTTCGGCGCGCCCGCGAACTCGAACTGCAACGCGCGCTCGCAGGGATGGCCCAGACGCGAGCCGCCGAGATAGTCGCGCGGCGGGGTTGCCGCGCGCTCCGCTTCGAGGGCCGCGTCCACGGCCACGTTGATGCGCTCCCCCATGGATGGACGTTTGTTGAAGTCCAGCATCAGAACGGGATCTCCGACTCGGCGGCGATCTCTGCCATCTCAATTCGGAACGCCTCGATCGCGATGACGATCAGCCGGTGCATGTCGTTCTGCGTCAGCTGGCCCAGCGGGCGGTCCCAGCCGATCCGCTCCATTTCGGGGGCCAGTGCGCGCATGACGGCCGGCAGCGCCTGGGTTTCCTCTTCGTCGAATTCGACCATGCTCAGTCCTCTCTTCGCTTTGATGGTGAAGGCCGCCTGGCAGCCCATGGAGCAGAACCAGCGGCGGGTTTGGGTGCGGGTTGGGCGCGGCCGGTGGGGATCGAACCAGCCGAAGCCGCGGGTGCGCGCCGTGCAGACGGCGCAAATGACCGGGCGCGGATGCCAGAGGCGGTCACGGCCCAGTCGATCCGAAGCCTCTGTGGGCGGGGATGGGATTTGCGCGACATGGCTCACGCCGCCCTCCGCTCGGGCGCGGCCGTCATGACGAGACGCCGGATGTCGCGCCGGTTGAACTGGAAGGTGATCAGCGCCGAGGCGCGGTAGCGGGTGAGCCCGTAGTCCTGGCGCTGCGCGGCGGGCAGGTATTGCAGCTGTTTCTCGGTCGGTGCCTGGTTGAGCCAGCGCTTCGACTTGAAGGCGCTCTCGTCGCTCTCGTGGGTGTTCAGCCAGTCGTCGGCCTGCGCGAGGCAGACCGTGCGCTCGCCCACGCCGAGAAGGCGGGTGGGCTCGTTCCTCGCACCGCCCACGGCGTGCCAGCGGCCTTCGAGGAAGAAGACGCCGCCCCAGGCGTTGAACCCGCTCGCCATGAGCGCGGCATCGTCGTCGAACAGATCGTCCCAGGCGAAGCTGGAGCGTTTGAGCAGGTCGATTTCGGACATCACGAACCCGGACAGGCTGCCGGTCCCAGCCTCCTCGCCGGATGCTCCGTCCTCGGGTTCGATCAGCAGCTCGCCGCAGAGCGGGCATTCGCGGGCGCCAAGCGGGATATCGGCGGCGCAGGCCGGGCAGGCCTTCGTCGGTGCCTCGCCCGTCGGCGTGTGCCCGTCGAGATCGACATCCTGTTCCAGCGTGCCGTGGGTCAGGCTCGACGTCCCGAAATCCAGCACGACGCAGTCGGACTTGACGATGCCGGGATGCTGGGCCGGATCGACCGTGCGCAGGCCGCGCCCGACCATCTGGATCATGGTGGACTTGTAGGAACTCGGCCGAAGCAGCACGACGCAGGAGGTCGGCGGGTGGTCCCAGCCCTCGGTCAGCACCGCGACGTTGACGACGACCCGGAGGTGACCGGCGGCATAGGCATCGAGCACTTTCTTGCGCTCGCTTGCCTCCAGCGTGCCGGTGACGAGCGCCGCCGGGACGCCGACCTCGCGGAACGCCTCCGTGACATGCTCGGCATGGGCGACGGTCGAACAGAAGACGACGGTCTGGCGGTCGCCCGCCTTGTCCTTCCAGTGGCGGATCACTTCGTCGGTGACCGGCGCGCGATCCATGACTTCCGCCACCTCGGCCATGTCGAAATCCGACATGGTCTTGCGCACCGACCGCAGCTCGTCCTGCACGCCCACATCGATGACGAAGGTCCGGGGCGGGACCAGATGCCCCGATGCGATCAGCTCGCCCAGCCGCACCTGGTCGGCGACATTGTCGAAGACCTCGCGCAGCCCCTTCTTGTCACCGCGGTTCGGCGTGGCCGTGACGCCGAAAACGCGAGCGTCGGGGTTGGCCTCGCGGACACGGTCGACGATGCGACGGTAGCTGTCGGCCACCGCGTGATGCGCCTCGTCGATCACCAGCAGGTCCAGCTTCGGCATCCCCGCCAGGTTGGCCTGGCGTGCCAGCGTGGGCACCATGGCGAAGGTGACCTGGCCGTCCCAGGATTTGGTCGTGGCGTCGACGACGGAGGTGGACACGCCCGGGACCACGCGCCGGAACTTGTCCCGGTTCTGCGCGGTCAGCTCGTCGCGATGCGCCAGGACGCAAGCCTTGGAGGCGCTGTCGCCAAGGCTTTCGCCGGTGACGGCCGACAGCATGATCGTCTTGCCCGCGCCGGTGGGCGCGATGCCCAGCGTGTTGGCGCGGGTGCCGAGCGCAGACAGGCTGCGCTCGACGAAGAGTTTCTGGCGGGGACGCAATCGCATGGCCCGGACCCCTCACTGGGCCCAGCTCGGACGGCCCGGAACGCCCGGCGCGGACGGCGCCTGCTGGGCGGGCTGCTGCCGTGGCTGCGGTGCCGGCGCATGCTGGTGCGGGGCGGTGTCCTGAGACTGCGACGCCATGGCCGGCGCTGTGCCCATGATCTGCGCGTAATCGCGGTGGTCCGGCGTCACCGCCGCGCGGATCTCGTTCTTGTCCTCGCCATTGGTATCGGTGCCTATGTCGATCCGGGCCACGAACTCGAGCCCGTCGAGATCGGCGAAGCCGCCGATGCGCCGCGCCGCCTGCGCCTCCGGCGAGTTGTCCTTGTCGGAGATCCCGCGCGCCGAGTTCAGCATGCCGCGCACGAGGCTGCGGCCCATGTTGGCCCAGTCCGGCCCCTTGGGGCTGTAGAGCCCGATCAGCGACCAGATCTTGCGGCGGGCATACGGCCCTTCCAGCACCGTGTATTCGGCGTCGAGATAGACGGCCCCGGTCGCGCCGCGCCTGGCGTAGCCGCCGGTCCAGCCCTGCGCGGGATCGTCGAAGCCGCCGGGCCGGATGGTCATCCGCACCTTTGCGAGCGTGCCCTTGGGGATGACGTTGGAGTTCGATTGCGCGTCGTTGAAATCGTTCCAGAGAGACATGGGAGGGGTCCTTTCAGCTGTCGGTGGTGTCGGAGGGGGTGGTCGGCACGTCCGGCGGCGCGGCGTGGCTCAGCCGCTCGGGGGCGGGTGTTGCGGGCTGGCGGATCTTCTCCATCAGGCGCCCGAGATGGGGAGCCTCGACCATGTCGAGACGCCCCGAGCGGTCCTTGGCCGGATAGCCCCAGGGGTTCAGCGTCTGGCAGACAAAGCCGCGCTGCAGGGTGCCGTCCTCGGCCTTGAACTCGGCCATGGTGATGACCTGGTCGACGATCCCGGGCAGCTCGAGCCCGGTCTTCGAGCCGTCGATCTGCGGCTGGAAGACCTTGCGATTGAAGTCGTCGAGCTTCTCGTCGAGGATCCCGACGAACCAGACGTTCTTGGCCCGCGTGTGCTGCAGATGCGTGAGCCAGGCGATCATCTCGCGGCCATGCAATCCGTAGGCGCCGCGCACGTCCGGCTTCCCGGTCTTCTCGGAATGCGCCTCCGGCTGGCCCTTGCTCCACTGAAAGCAGAGCCGCCCCGCCACGGTGATCGAGTCGATGAACACCGTGTCGTACCGGTCGAGCACGCCCGGGTCGCCGAAGCGTTCGCAGACCGCATCGAAGTGCGCCTGGCTGTAGGGCTGATCGGCCCGCAGCGCCGGGTTGGGCCCGCCGATGAAGGCCGCGAAATCCCGGCACTCGGTCCATGTCCGCGGGCGGATCGCGTCGACCGCCAGCCCCTCGATGGCCAGGTCCCCGGCTTCGAGGTCGTAGAACAGTGTGGTCGAGTTCCGCAGCGTCCAGAGCAGCGAGGTCTTGCCGATGCCCGGCGGGCCGAAGATCACGCCCTTGATGCCGCGCGGCTCGGCCATCCGCTGGTCGGCGGTGATGATCGGAAGCGTCATGCCGGCACCTCCGGGCGCGCGGCGGGCTGATCGGCCTGCGCGAGAATGGCGTCGAGGCAGTCGCCGAAGCACCAGTCGGGATGCGCGGCCCAGAACCGGTCGGCCTGCCGCAGCGCCTCGCGCCATTCGCGCAGGGCGGCGCTGTCATGGGCGATCTGCCGGCGGCGGATCTCGATGGCGCGTTCGAACTGGTCGCGCGAGAGATCGCGGGTGGCCACCAGTGTGGTGCCCTCGATGTCCATGGCCACGGCGGCGGGCAGTTCAAATGGCAGTTCCGCCTGTGCCGGGGTCGATGACCTTTCCGCCTTGAGCTTCAGGCTTCGAGCGCGCTGATCGATCCGGGCGACGACCCCGTCGATCCCGGCGAGGTACTGGCCGTCGGCATCGATATCGTCCCAGCGCGCGACCGCGGCCTCGCGCTTGTTGACCGACCGGCCGGCGATCACCGCGCCGACGATCTCCCCCACAACGTCATTCAGACGCATCTGTCCCATGCTGGACCTCCTGTTCGAAAAGATTGCTGAACTCGCTGAGCCAGGCCGCGGCGCGCCGGATCGGCGCCGTGTCCATGGCATGGCGCGAGGCCGGCGGGATGCGGCGGACCGCCTCTGCAGGCGCGGGCTGTTCGCCGATACGTTCGACGATTTCGTCGATCCGCCCACAGATCGCGCGATCCTCCGGCGTGCCGAACACGGCGACCTGGCGCGCCCGCTCTTCGGGCGTCGGTGGCGGCGTCTTCGTCTCATCGAGCCGCCGGACGCTGTCCTGCACCCGCTGCAGCCGGTCCAGTGACCGTTCCAGCCGCGCTTCCGCGGCGCGGCGCAGGGCGGAGCGTGTGGGTTCTTCGCCGCGCTCCAGCTGCGCATCCAGCGTGCGGCGCACGAGCCCTGGCTCGGCGGTTTCGGCGTCGCGGAGATGGCGCGCGTCGTGGATCGACTTGCGACTGAGGCCGAGGCTGACCGCGGACGCTGCACCGTTCCCCTCGGAAACGGTCCACTGATTGCCACGATCGCTCCTGGCGCTGGCGACCTCGCCGCGGGCCTGCGCCGCGTCATATTCGTCTGCCAGCCTGCGCTTGGCAGCAGCTTCGATCTCGAGCGCATCGGCCTGCGCGCGATGGGCGGCGGCGATCAGATCGTCATGAGCCGACTTGGCGCTCTTCAGACGCGCCGCGCGCCTGGCGACATCGTAGGCGAGCCCCGCCGCTTCTCGGGCTTCGAGCACCTCGGCGGCGGATTTGGCGCCCGACAGCTTTGTCGCGGCGCGTTCGATGAGGCCGGGAAGGTCGGGGGCGTGAACGGGCGTAAGCGCTGTCATCGATCGCCCTCCTGCGGGACGATCTCGACCTTGAGCGTGCCGGTCTTCACGGTCCGCGCGGACTCGAACCCGGCCCGGATCGCCTGCGGCCAGGCGGCGTATTTGCGCTCCGGGACCTTGAAGGCGATGTCGACATACTGGGCGGGGTCGTCGCCGGCGGCGCGGATGCGCTCGACCATCGCGGTGAGCTGGGCCTGATCCCAGTCCACGCGCTTGGGCAGGTCCGCGACCACGGTGAAATCGCCGTCGTCGAACCGGATCGTGCCGGTGTCCTTGCCCACGGCCTGCCGTTCCTCGGCAGCGCGGTCGCCGTAACGGATGGTCAGCGCACCATCGAGCCGGGCCTTGGCGGCCTTGTCGCGTTTCAGACGCGCATCGATTTCGTGCTGCAGCACGGCGAGAAGCTCGACGGGCAGCCCGGCGATGTCCTGCGGGGAGAGATCGGGCAGATCGTCCGGCGTGGGGGTGTTTTCGGGATAGGGCATGAACGGGTCTCCGTGATCGGCGAATGGGGTCTGGGTGTGGAACGTCACGCCGCCTGCTCCTCGAGCAGCAGCGCCGACAGCGAGGCGGCGGCGTGTTTCGGCTTCGGGCGGGCGACGGCGATGTAGGCGAAGCGGTCGGGGCCCTCGCGTTCCTGCACGAGGTGGACGAGGCCCTGCTCGGCGGCCCAGAAGGCGCGCCCGGCCAGTCTGGCGAGTTCGTCGCGCGCCTTGTCGTCGAGCGCGCTGAACAGCGGATAGGTGTCCAGCACGAGATAGCCGCGGTGATACTCGAGCCGGTCGCCGGGCGCGGCCTGCGCCACCCAGGCGCAGAACTCGATCTCGGTCAGCGGGCGGCTGGCGCGGACGGTGATGAAGGGGGTGGTTTGCATGAACATGATCTCCTCCTTTCGCCTCTACTCACGCCGCGGCGAGATCGTCCCAGGCGGGACCGAGCCTGCATCGATGCCGGCAGCGTTGGTCACCGCGTCCGGGCTCTCGGAGGACGCATCGGCGTAGACCGCAACGAGGGGCGTTCCGTCGTGATGCGCGCCGGCGTCCTCGATCCGATAGGCGTGGTGGTTCTTCAGAACCTCGGGCAGCTCCCAGCGCCGGTAGAGGCCGGGGATCCTGAGCATCTCGGCCGCGGGGACTGGATGTCGTTCCTGCATTGTCCGTCCTTGTTCGTGGTGTTCGGTGGTGTGCTTGGCGGTCATTGGGGAAAAGCCATCGGCGGGACCGGATCGGGACATCGGCTCAGGGGATTTTTTCGAGGGCGTCGCGCAGCCTGCGTGTGGCGCGCTGGTAGCGCTTGCGCGCGGCGACCTCGGTCAGGCCCAGTTCGACGGCGACCTCGGCCTGCGAGAAACCCTCGATCGCGACGCGGATCACCAGCAGGGCGTCATCGCCGAGCAGCTTCCGGACGGCGCCGTTCAGTCGTGCGTACCCGGCCGCTCCGATCCCGGCGTCGCCGCTGTCGGCCGCGTCGTCGGGATCGGCGCCGCTGGCCATAACCTCGCGGGCCGCGTCACGCTTGCGCGCTCGGATCATGTCGCGCTCGACGTTCCGCAGCACCGTGGCCGCGATCCAGTTGACGCGCCCCATGTCGAGCCCGCGGACCGCCTCGGTGGTGCGCGCCAGCACGTCGGACGCGACCTCGTCGGCGGTGCCGATCCTGCGCCAGATCGACCGACGCCGCACAGCGTCGAGTCCGGGCCAGAGCGCCAGCAACAGGAGCGTCAGCGCGCAGTCGGACGCGGGTCCGTCGCCCTGCGCCGCCTCGACGAGCGCGCAGAGGATCAGGTTCTTTTGGGCCGGGTCGCCGTTTGTTCGATGCAGCCCGTCCAGCAGGGCCGCCGGATCCCCGAACTGCGCGAGGGCGACCTGCGCGCGCCGGAGCGCATCGAACCTGCGCTGGAAGCCGAGAGTGGAAGAG